GAAGGTCGAGACATGTCAAAGACTTTTGGCGCTGAAAAGAAACCAGCGATTGCACGCACTCGGCAAATTGTTCGATGGCTAGACAAGCTAGACATGAATGTGATTCTAGTTTGCCATGAGAAATCGCTTTGGAAAAACGGCGAGCAGGTTGGAGAAACTTTTGATGCCTATGATAAACTTGAATATGACTTGGACTTGGTGATGCAAATCGTAAAGCAAGGCAAGTCTCGCAAAGCAAGAATATGCAAATCTCGTCTCCTGCAATTCGACGAAAGCGAATTTATCGAGTGGTCATTTGATTCTTTTGCCGACAGGTATGGCAGGGGAATAATCGAAGCCGCCTCAGTTCCCGTTGCGCTTGCAACCGACGAGCAAGTGGAACACATCACAACGCTTGCAGAGATGCTAAAGTTGGACGATGCCGCGAGAATCAAATGGTGGGAAAAGGCCGGCGTGCAGTCTTGGTCAGAGATGACAGGCGACACAATTCAGAAATGTATAAACGCACTAGAATCCAAACTACCCAACAACAAGGAGGGAAAGCAATGACATTCAAACCATTGACCGAGGCCGAGTTAGCGGAGGCGGCTGTTCTGCCAGCAGGCGAATACGACTTTGAAGTGATCGAGTCCGTGGAGACTCTGAGCAAGAACGGCAACAACATGCTGGCTTTAAAGATAAAAGTTTTTCACGATGGCAGTTCTCGCATAATTAGAGATTGGCTCGTGGAATCCGATCATGCAGCCTGCATTACAAAGCTTCGCCACTACTGCGTATCAGTTGGCGCTCTTGACGCTTACGAGAGCGGCTCTCTTGCGAAGTTCCCGGGCAAGGGCGCAGCGGGGAAGGTTAAGATAAAGATTGAGCGAAGCGAAGAGTATGGAACTCAGAATCGAGTTTCGGACTACGTCAAAGGCAATGATGCAAAGGCATCTAAGACGCAAGGGCCAGACGACATTCCATTTTAAGAAAAGGAAATGAGATGAAAGCACGGACGCATCGTTGCAAAGAATGTGGTGCCATGATTTACACGCTCAAGTGTATAGCTTGCACGAGCTATGTCCCCAAGGAAGGGGACAGCATGGCACCAAGAAGAGTGTCGAGAAAAGATCGTTTCTACTCGACGAAAGGCAATCAGCCTGGAATAAGAATTGTCAGCACTAAAACAATTTAGATAAGAATTGAAAGGGGTTTCAATTATGGCTAAAAGATTTACCGACAACGCTAAGTGGTGTGACCCTTGGTATAGGAAACTCTCGCCGCTAAACAAACTAGCGTGGCTCTACATCACAGACAATTGTGATGCCGCTGGAGTCATCGACCTCGACGATGAGTTGGCGAATTTTCAAATAGGATGCACCATTGATTGGCATGACTTCATCCTTGCAGCTAGCGACAGGCTGGAGCGTCTTGAGAGTGGCAAGATATACATAACCACTTTCATTGACTTCCAGTATGGCAAGCTCTCGAAGAGTTGTTCGGGGCATAACAATGTCTTCAAATCAATCAAAAAACACAATTTGTTTGATAGGGTAGTAGGTAGGGTAGTAGATAGGGTAGCCCATAGGGATACAGATAAAGATATATATATAGATAAGGATAAGGATAAGGATAAGGATAAAGACAATCGCGACTCAAACAAAAAGTATGAGTTGCTATTTCTTGAGGCGTGGAACTCTCCCGGGCGCAACGTCCGAGCGATTAGGTCCATGACCGAGAAGCGGAGGAGGTCGCTGCTTGCTAGGCTGAGCGAAAAGATTGGCGATCAGAGCTGGTGGGAAGTGTTCTCCGATGTGATCGAAACCAAGTTTCCGTTGCAAACTACGCTAGCAGGAGATAGCACTTGGCTGCCTGATGGCGATTGGATTTTGAAGCCGGGAGTTGTTGCTTCAATCGCGGAGGGCAAATTCGACTGGACCCCTGGCAGCAATGGCAAAGCGAAGTCGGAGGTGGTGCCGATATGAATCAAGAACAACTAAAGGAACTTGTTCGTGCGTTCGGTCGCATTGCTCCTGCGTTCCATCGCTGGCGAGCAGAACTCATAGAGCGAGCTTCGGCAAGTAACGGGGTGAGCCAGGACGTTGAATGGCAGCAGCAGATAGACAGCTGGTGCCGCACGTTGTGCAAGGTGAGCCTGGATGAAGGCAAGGAAGTTATTCGCAGAATGGAGGAAGGGCTTTGTAGTGTTCCCCCGTACGGTGAATTTGCTCAGGCGATTAGGAGGGAGTCATTGCTTGCAAGGCAGAAGGCGAGTCACCCAATTGATGGCTATCGAACTTACGAGTGCGCAAAGTGCCGAGACACGGGAATCGTCGAAGTTTGGAATCCGTGGTTTGTCGAAGCCTACCGAGAGCAATTTGAATTGATTACCAGGCGCGAGATAAACAGAGAGGGCAACAAGTTCAACCTGGATCGCTATGACCCAGGCAGAACCATTGTTGCCTATGAAATTGATCCGCCGTCTTGGATTAGTGACGCTCGCAGTTGGTGGCGAAACAGAAGCGACAGCGAAGCCAACCCGATGTACCACGTTGCACTTTGCGACTGCAATTGCGCAGCAACTCAAACGCTTCAGGAAGAGTTGGACAAATTTAACCGAGGCAATCGCCGCTCTCCCGATGGGAAGCAAGCTTCATTGCCCGCTTGCGGTGCGGCGAAGTATGACGGCAATTTGATGCCAGTGAAAACAGCCGACAGCTATGGAGATTTACATGGATGGTACGCGAAAGAAAGGGCGCAAGCTTAAGAGCCGACCTTATGCTGGTGGTCGATGGACCGAAGCGCAGTACAAGTCTTTTGTTCGCTCTGCTTTGAGGCGGGCTTGGATGCGCTGGCCCGTAAAGCATGACGCACTCAAAGACGCAAGGCGTTCGGCAATTGGCAGGAGCAAGCAGACCAAGTGGGAGTATCAATGCGCGTCTTGTTTGCAATGGTATTTGGGAAAAGAAGTTCAGGTTGATCACATTGCCGAATGTGGAAGCCTGGACGATGCCGGTCTTTTTATTGGCCGGCTATTTTGTGAGCAAGACAATCTGCAAGTTCTTTGCAAGGGATGTCATCGCGCTAAAGGAAAGTTAAAACCCAACCGATAAGGAGGACCGATGGATTGCAGCAAAAGAAAATTGAAAATGATAACAATTAGAATTCCAGAGAATTGCCACGCTGACTTGATACGTGTTGCAAAGTGCAAAGAGGTATCAATGAATCAGTACTGCTACCATGCTTTGAGAAAGAAGGCTTGCGATGATCTTTCTCAACATGGTTTACACGAAAACGAAAAGGAAGTATCAAAGCTACTTAGTGAGCCGGGGGTTGAAGCGAGGAGATGAAAAACAAATGCTTGAATCAATGCGCAAGCCGTGAAGCTTTGGTGGAGTAACGGTAAAGAAGGAACGCACCAAAGGTTTTTCGGCTGGCGTTAATTAACAAAACAATCAAAACAGTGAGGGGTTGCTATGAAGAGCGTCGAGAAAATAGTTTTGGTTTTCTTTTTTTGGTTTTCAATGCTGGCGATGATTGCAGTTGCTCAAGATGTTAAGTCAAGCGAAACGATTGCGAGAAAATCAAAACCGAAGACAACTCTTGCTCAACGCAAGGCCGACATACAAGCGAACAGACGCAGGCTTGGTCATGTTGGCGGAGGCTTCGGAGGCGGGAGGGCCGAGGGCGTAGGCAAGGGGCGGACGCGCGACTCTGCAATCCGACACTGTTGCTATTGGGGCAAAAGAAAGCCGATTCAGATCGGCGTAGCCAGGAGCGCAAATGGTTGGTGGTATGCTTGCGTCCTGTATCGGTGAGAAAGTGTAGGGACTTACGCGCAACACCTGACGAAATCTTACCATGCGGTACATAAAAATTCCCGAAGTTACGCAAGACAAGAACGGACCAAAAGTGGTCTATCGTCGATGGCGTGTTGTTCATCGCACGATGCCGCAAAACCAGCACGAGACAACAAGCGGAGCTTGCGATTGGGCGCGAAGAACAATCTCAATTCATACGCCGGTGCCGCCAAAAGAAATGATGGCGACCTTAACCCACGAAGCAATTCACGCAACGGCACCGGACTTGGCAGAGTCAGCAGTGGAGCGAATTGAGGAAGCCGTAGTTGCGGCGGTGTGGCCACACATGCAAGAAATTTGCGAGGAACTTATTGAATAGCACGGAGGTGCAACCATGGCAAAGCGAAAGTCAAAAACCGACCTAATGTCTCGGCTCGAAGCCATGCCCGACAAAGATGAAAAGAGGGGGACATCATGGGAGGAGGAGCTTGCGGCAGTTGCGCCGGATGTTCATGAGGAGTTGCTTGAAGTTATTGATCTTTGGTTTGCCAATGATCCGTTGGCTAAGCGAAAGATAGCAAGCAAGTCGGCGCTTGCTCGATTCGTTTCGGGCGTACTGGCTGAGAATGGAGTGGAACGCGCGCAAAATACGCTTCGACACACATTGCGCCAGAGAGGCACCGATGAGTAACCCCAAGAAGATTCTCGAATCCATGCCGGACGACACCGAGCGAAACAGCAGGGAACGCCGCCTTGAAAATAAGCTGCGCATAGCCAAAGCAAACGAGCGGCGCGCACTGGACAGAGCGGAGGAACTTGAGGCAACGGTCGAAGCATTTGCGGAACTGGGAGCCGCGCAGACAATTGGGTCTCAGCCAATGCGAAAGCGTAAAGGCGCAAAGCGCCACGGCATTGCAATCGTACACTGGACCGACTGGCACGTTGCCGAAGTGGTGAGCAAAAACAAAACCAACGGGCTAAACAAGTTCAATCCTGAGATTTGCCAAAAGCGGGTGGACGCACTCGCACAATCAACGGTCAAGATGCTGCGGCTTCATCGCCAAGACATCGTGATAGACGAGGTATTATTGGTTTTAGGCGGTGACTTTGTGACCGGGTATTTGCATCCCGAGCTTGAACAAACAAACGCAATGGGCACAGCGGAAGAAGCCCAGTTTGCAATTGAATTATTGAGCGGCGCAATCAATACATTCTTCGAGCATGGCGATCCAAAGAAGCTGCGGATCGTTTGCCATCGCGGCAACCACGGAAGGACGACGAAAAAACACCAATTCAAGAACGACTACGAGACCTCGCGAGAATCCCTGGTTTACTGGTCGCTCAGGCAACGAATACAAGATGACCGCATCGAGTGGATCATTCCTGAGAGTGATGTTTTTTATACAACGCTAGTTCGCGGATGCGATGTTCGCACGTGCCACGGGCATCAGATAAAATACGGCGGCGGAGTGGGTGGTTTGTTGGTTCCGGCTAACCGCTGGGTGCTTCGGCAGAACTCGACTAAGCCCGCAATCCTGACGATGATGGGGCATTTCCACACTCGCAATATTATGTCAGGCATTGCCGTGGCGGGGTCGATAAAAGGATGGGACGAGTACGCAATGGCGCACGGTTTCGCCTACGAGCCGCCTACACAATCGTTCATGTTGTTCGACGTTGGCCGTAAACAAATCACCGCAAGCTGGCCCATTTTCTGTGAGGAGTAACGATGCAGGGAAACACTAGGAATCAGGAAATAATAGTAGCGAGACTTGAACAACTCGTGGAAACTCTTCACGACATCACGGAATGGCCCCGAGCCGAGATATGGGACACGGCCTGCCAACTATCATCGCAGAAAAGAGAAACGCACTTTTTGGAA